GGATCACATGAGATTAGCAATCCAAACTCGGCGGTAATAAGCATTCGAGTCCTTGGTAAGAGCACCAAGTCCTGCGGTAGGAGTCGTACCGTCACCCTGAGCAAACGGATTCGCGACAATTCCGTAGCGCGTCTTAAACCCAATACGCGGCTGGAATGAAGCAGGATCAACAGCACGTACCATCTGCAGAGGTACATACGGGCAATAGAAGATGCCGGAGTCAAACGGCGAGGCGCCACGATAACCGACAGTAACGTACTGTCCGCCAATCGCATACGGATCGATATAGACGCGGATCTTACCATTGAGAACACCAACAAACGTGTTGCCGGTATCATCAACCTGCAGATTGTTGCTATTCAGGGCCGGGGTATAATCAAGGACGCCTGCCATCTGCAGAGCCGACGCGGTGTCGGACGAGCAGATCATCAGGTTACCCTTACCACGACGAGTCTGAATCGCGATCTGGTTGCATTCACGCTCAAGCGCAAACATCAAGCCCTTAAACTTCTCAACCATCCAGCGACCATTGCTGTCGGTGTCGAGGTCGAAGATTCCGGCAGTCGTAGTATTAGTCTGCGCGCCGGGCTTTGCAGTGATGTTAATAAGACGGACGAACTCGCGGTTGATTTCCGCAAGCAGTTCGGTCGACAGGATGTTGCTGAGAATATTCTCGGCGTCTTCACCGTGAACAGCCTTAAGGTCCTGTGCGAGTTCCATCGTGTAACCAGCAGCCAAAGCACGACCACGAGCGGTTACAGTTACCTTCTCGATGGAGAACGCCATCTCGGAGAATGCCGCATTGTTATCGGACCCGAGAGCTTCCATCTGAGCAGTGTTCATGCCCTGGACGTAGTTGTAAATACCATTCGACGCCAGGTTGATCAGGCTGGTTCCGTCACCAGGAATCTGACCGTACTGGTTGCCACCGAGGGTGTTGGACGTTGTAGCGTTCTTCACCTGACCGGATTGAGCAGTATTGGCTTCACCGTAGAATGCCTCAGTGCCTGCCTGGTTCGAATAACGTGCGCGCATCGCGAACACGAGACCCGTTGGACCAGTCATCGGCTGAACACCACCGATATCATATGCTAGAAGATTGGGCATGCTTCGACGAAGCAGGCTCATCATGACTGGATCGAAGATATCGATCGCGCCATCACCATGAGTGCTCGAAGAGCCACCCATAATGTTGGCGGGAATCGCTGCTTCAGTCATGAAGTTGAATGCTGAACCAATACGAGCTGCAGTCTGCAATTCGCGTTCAGTATTTTCCATAAGTTGGGCAACGATCTTACGACGTGCAGGATCTCTGATCGGAGCACACTCCGCGATGTCCAGCATCGGCTTCCACTTGCTAACGACGTTTTCAGATACGAGCTGCATCTGCGGGTCTCCCTTGCGTTTCGCTCTTAGGCGATTGTGATATTATTTATAGAGTCTCTTGCTTCAGTAGTGTTCACGCGTTATCTGCGATGTATTTCTTCGTCGCATCAACATAGCGCTTCATCTGCGGAGTAAGTCCCGCAGTCGTGTCGGCTTCCTGTGGCTCTTCGGTCGCTTCATTGAGTTGGCTTGGTGCCTTCTCAGCGGCTTTCTTGCCGGTCGGGAAGTAGTTTTCGCGGATCACAGTAAGTTTCTTCGCGAAGTCGTCATAATTTGCAAACTCAATGCCTTCGGCGAGCGTCTTAACTTTCTCGACTTGTGTTGCAGCGAGTCCAACAGTTGCCTCGGCAATAGCATCTTCACGAGCAATTACCTCGACGTGTTCACCAAGTTCACGATTCTCAGCGATAAGATCATTTACCATACCCTGAAGTTCATCGACCTTAGCAGACAGTGCTTCAACTACATCAACCTTCTCAGACGGAATGTCGATGAAGTGCTCGGCAAACAGTGTGCGCAGACCCTGGATGAATTCTTCGGTGAGTTCCGAACGAATTGAACTCTCGACAGCGACTTCATTTTCAGTCATCCACTCTTCGGTAACATATGCGAGATATGAATCGAGCTTGTCGATCATTTCAGTCGCGAGTTCTTCCATGAGTTGATCTGCAGCTTCATCGGTCTCATCTTCAATGCGAGAAACCTCTGTTGCTACACGAGCATTAACTGCAGCCTCGAAGAGTGTACGTGCCTTGTCCTTGAACTCTTCTGAAAGTTCCTGACCCGCAAGCATTGCATCAACATCTTCCTTGACGGAAATGCCGAGTGCCTGCGCTGCAGAACCTGCACCACCGGTTGCAATCGAACCCTTGTTCTTTTCAGCATTATCACCAGCACCGTCGCCATAATGGCCAAAGTTCTGGAACATGTCATCATAGAGTTTAGTCAGAGATGCCGTGTCAACCGATGCAAGTTGCCCAATCATCTGTGCAAGCAATTCGGTCTTTGTCCAAGACTTCGGGTCATCAACAGGCATCGAACCCGGCTTCAGAGTGTCTTGCGCGGCCGAAGCCTCGTCGACCTGATCTACGTTTTCTATTAGCTTCTTCCGTGCCATCATCGCGCTCCTTGCGTGAGAAGTATGTCAACTTATTTAGGCTCAAAGACCTCTTAGGAAGGTCTCAAAAAGCCCGAGTTTTGCACTCTCTATGTCTTTTTTCGAGAGTGTTTTGAGCAATTTACGTTGCTCGTGAACGAGTTCCTGCGCTCGCCAATTGTTAGTTGATGCATCAAAAATCCATTCGCGATTTTCCATAATACCAT